TTTGTAGACCATCCAGAAGATCCCGGTGGGGCTACCAACAAAGGTATCACCCATAAAACCTATTCTGAGTTTTTAGGACGCCCGCTAGAAGACGTGGACGAGCTAAAAAACATTCCTGATGAGCATGTTCAGATAATTTACAAGGACGGATATTGGGATAAGATAAAAGCTGATGAGCTTCCGGGCGGCCTAGATTTTGCCACATTTGATTGGGCCGTGAACAGCGGGCCTTCTAGAGCGGCTAAGAACCTGCAAAGCTTGGTGAATGCAACGGAAGATGGTATCATTGGACCACGGACAATGGAACTTATTAAACAGCGTGACCCTATTATGCTGATAAACGAATTAGCTAACAGAAGAGATAGTTATTACCGTTCTTTAAAAACCTTCGGCACCTTTGGTAAGGGCTGGTTACGCAGAAATAAAGAAACACTTGAGTTGGCGCTTGAAATGAGGAAAGCATAATGGCTACATACAATGATCCCTATGAACAGGAAATGGCAGATCTAGGGACTGGAGATTTAGGAAATTTTGGTTTCAGCACAAGCGGCGCGGGTAATTCTTCTGACGGCACTCCTGAAGTATATGGTTCTCAAGTAACCTCTGGCCCTCCCGGTTCTGGAGTAACTTTTCGCGGGCTAGGTCCTGCGGGCAGTGGCGTAACCCTTAAAACTGGTCCGGGGGGCAAAATACGGGGCGTCGTTGATACAAGGAAAAACCGTCAAACAGGGTATGAGTCCCCTACTTATGGTCAGGTTTTTCCAGACCGCGTATATAGAGGTGGTATAAACGATTTTGGGCAAACCATGCCTACGGTTTCTGAGCAGTTGGCGCAACGCGCTCAAGATATTTTTAACAACCCTCGCAATAGGCCAGACTTACCGGGCTACAGCTATGATGCTCGCACCTCTGCACCCGGTGAGCCTTTACCCCGTTCTTTAAAAATGCTCCCTGACGGCATGACCGCGTTAGGCCCTACAGAATCGGTATATAGAGAACAGTCCCCGCAAGAGATGGTGGCTAGAGCTTTAGGCGCTATCGCATTAAATCCTTTCGGGATGGCTTTAAGTGCTATGGACACTAAAGAAAATTACTTATCTTCGGAAGTTACCCCAGAGATGAGAGCAAGAGGCCCACAGTCTCTTTTCACAAAAGGCATCTCAGCGCTTACAGGGGGTGTTGACCCTCAACAAGCGCTAGACGCCGCAGGCAGAGGGCTTTCTTCTTTACGTGACAGAATGACAAGCTTGATGCCCGGTGGCGCTCCCACCTCTCCTGATGCTACCCCTACAACTGCACCTCGCTTTGACCCTAGAGAAATGGATGCGATGGCACAGCCTGCAATGAGAGCAGTGCCGCAGGACGTGGGGGCTCCTGAGTTAGGCACCGTAGCTTATAGCGGCCCTACTTACGATACCGTAACGCCTCAAACTAAAGACATTGCTACACCCATAGCAATGCCTGAAGAAGTACGCACTATGCGTGAAACTTTCAATGATTTAGATGTGTTTGGGCCAGATATGTATGAGGGTGCGCCAGTGACAATTGCAGAGCCCAGAGCTCGTCCTGATAGAAATGCGCCTAATGTAGGAATGAGGCCTGCGACAGAAGATTTAGATTTCGTTCAATTTCCAGAATTATCCAATGCGCCTAATGTAGGAATGTCCCCCGCAAAACCTGAAGACACTTTTACAGTTCAAGATATATTCCCTGAGTTAAGGAACGCCCCTAACGCTGGATACGAAAGGGACTTTGGACCGCGCACCGCTGACGACTTACGCTCTATGGGTATTGAGCCTACTCTTCAGGACCTTATGAACATGGAGGTAAGCCCGGCTGAGTTCTTGAGAGAGCAGAGCAGGATGCAACCCGCTCCAGCTACACCTCCTTCAGTGGCTTCAACGGGTGACTTACGGGAATACGCAGAAGCAATGAACGCCGCAGGTATGCCTATGGTGGCGGCAAACACTTCTCTAGAAAACTTTATGAACAACAACCCTCAGATAGGGGAGGCGTTGATGGCAAGTAGAGAAGGCGCCCAGTTAAACGACATAATGCGCTTTGGTGGTTTAGATAAAAGCCAGCCTATCGAAACTTTTGTAGACCCAGAAACTGCTGAAATTAAAGTACAGGGCTATGACAGAAGAGGCAGGTCTAAAGGATTTAATATCGACGCCAGCGACTTTTTTGGAAAGTTTGACATAGGTGAGTTTGTGTCAGAAGCCCTGCAAAAAGGTGGCATGAGCATTGTTCCTGACGAATCCCTTAGAGAAAGATCTATGCGTGAGAATAGAGAGTTTTTAGAGGGACTAGAAGAATCTGAAAGACGCGCCGCTCAACAAGGCGGAATCTTCAGTAACATTCAGTATCGCAGTTAGTTTCCCCGTTGCAACATTCAACTATATAAAACTTACATACGGAGCACTGTTGATGTCCATGAACATCGACAGGCTCCAGATGGCACAAGCAACGCGGACAGCGGCCCGAATCTAACGCTTTCTTTATAGGCCCGTCTTCTACTTTCCTAGAGTAAACCATTCTTTTAACTCCTCACCAAGAACCGTATTAGCTATGTTCTGCTTATTCTGAAGAGCCGTCAAGATTTTCTCGTCAACTGTTTTAGGGCTTACTAAGTCAATATTCGTCACATTATTCTTCTGCCCGATACGGTGCGCCCGGTCTTCAGACTGTAGTCTTATTTCAAGGTCATAGTTATTTGAGTAATATATCACGGTGCTTGCCTCTGTAAGCGTGATACCAAACCCGCCTGTACGGCTATTGCCTACAAAGAAACGGAGCGGGGACGACGGATCTTGGAACTCTTCCACGATTCGCTGTCTATCTTCCTGTGCGGTAGCACCATAGAAGCCTGCGTAGCTGTCTGGGCCATATTCTTTGTGAAGCATTTCACAAATTTTCTCAATATCGTGAACAAATGACGCCCAAATGATGACTTTTCCGTCGGTTTCTTCACAAACATTCACAAGCTCTTGCAGGCGGTTTGAGGGAACCTCTGACAATTCTTCGTCATCATTCTTAATAAACCCACAACATATCTGCTGTAAGCGCATCAATTGTGTCAAAACATTGTTCGTAGATGCCAATGACCCGTCTTCTAACTGTGCGAGCGCAAGCTTGCTCATCTGTGTATACAAAGACTTTTGTTCTTTAGTAAGCTCTACGTCACGGCGTATATACACCTTGTCTGGCAGGTCAAGGCAGTCACGCTTTAACACCCGCTTGCTAAAATCATCCAGCTTGCCGTTCAATTCATCTAACCGCTGGAACCCAACAATCTGTTGGAAAGACCTATGCCCCATGCTTCTCTTCTGCACAACGGCATACCTTCCTTGAAAAGCGTAGTAACTATCATAGCCCAGTAACCGCGAATCAAGGAACTCACACTGAGAATACAAGTCCATAGGTGATTTGGTGACGGGGGAGCCTGTCAAGAGCCGCTTGTAGGCAAAGTGCTCCCCCGCCGCAATAACGGCTTTAGTTCGATTCGCTTTACGGTTCTTGATAGTTGTAGATTCATCCACAATCATCATACCCCTTAGACCGTAACGCTTTGCAAACCAGATAGCCGTTTCTGCCCCTTTGCTTGTAGAAAAAGCTTCGATGTTCATTACAAAGATACGCAAACGTTTTGTTTCGCACATGTCCATGAACGCCTGCTTAAACTTTTGTGTGACATTCGCCTGCCACGACAGGATGTCATGCTTGATTCGTTTTGGTAAATGAGTTGGAATTTCTTTCTGTGTCCAGTTATGGTAAACACCCTTCGGGGCTACGATAAGCACAGTATCTATCTTGCCTTCTTCATATAAAGCGGCAAAAGTATCGACGGCAATTTTTGACTTGCCTGTCCCCATTTCCATGAATAAAGCATAAAGCCGCTTGTCCCACGAATCATAGAAAACTTCAAGCTGGTGCTTGTAAGGCTTTGTTTTAAAATCGAAAATCATTTTCTGTGGCCTCCAAATAAAAACTCTTGACTATACGAATGTATACCAGTATATAAGATATATCAAGTGTTTAAATAAACACTCAACGACGAAGGAGAAATAGATGAGCGATTTATCATCACTTATTGAAGCGGATATTCAATCCAAAGAAGCTTCACCTCTTGGACAGTTTGATAGCACTAACCTCAAAGGTGTAGCCAAGCTTGCTCAAGAAATTGCCTCTCAAGAAGCAGAGGTAGCAAAACTCGAAGAAACTCTCAAAAGTGCTAAGAAACAGCTTTATCGTCTTACCGACGAGGAACTACCTTCTATGCTTGCAGAAATGGGCGTTGCGTCATTCAAACTCGAAGACGGGTCTACCGTTGAGATCAAGAAGACGTATGGTGCGTCAATTCCAGTTGCAAGTAGAGAGGAGGCTTTCTTATGGTTGAGAGACAACGGGTATGGAGATATGGTCAAAAACATAGTGTCAGTGAACTTTGGAATGGGCGAAGACGAGAAAGCGTCTCAGTTCAAATCAATGGCACAGTCGCAAGGCTTGTCTCCAGATCAGGCAGAAAGCGTCCATCCATCAACATTAAGAGCGTGGGTAAAAGAACAAGTAGAAGACGGCAAGCCGTTTCCTATGGAACTTTTCGGCGCTTACATAGGCCAACGTGCAGTAATAAAAGGAGCGAAGTAATGGCTGAAGCAAAAAAAGAAGTAGCGGTTAAAGAAAATACCGCAGTTGCGGCGTTTGACGCCTCAATGTTTGAAGCTGACGCAAGTCAGGGTTTAGGCAATGTATCTAACGAAGATATGGCGCTTCCATTCCTAAAGATTGTGTCAGGGCTTGACCCTATCCTTGATGAGCGTGAAGACGTCCGCAAAGGTGACATTGTCAACACCGTGACTGGTGAGGTCTTCAAAGGCAAAGAAGGTATCAAGGTCATTCCTTGTGCTTATCAGCGTAAGTTTATTCAGTGGTCCCCACGTGGTAGTGGAACTGGTGCGCCTGCGGCTATCTATGAGCCTTCAGACGACATGCCAAAGACACAGCGTGATCCTAACGACAATAAAGAGTATCTTGCGGATGGTTCAGGTGATTACATTGAGCAGACAGCGCAATGGTATGTGAAGATTGTTGATGAGAACGGCGGCACTACAAATGCTTTGATTGCCATGAAATCAACACAATTGAAAAAATCACGTAAATGGATGAGCATGATCTTGTCACGCGAAATGCAAGGTGCTAATGGTCCTTTTACACCGCCAATGTTTAGCCACATTTACAATCTGAAAACAGTTTCAGAAGAAAATAGTAAAGGTAGCTGGCACGGTTGGGAAATGAGTTTAGACGGTCCAATCTCTGATGCAGGGCAGTATAATTCTGCTAAGACCTTCAACGCTTCTATCGAGAAGGGTGAGGTAAACGTAAAGCATCAGCAGGAAGGCTCTGATACAGCGCCTAACGACGATATACCGTTTTAACTGGTTAGGGGTAAGGGGCATCTTTTTCAACAAAATGCCGAAACTTTGTTGTGCCTGTGCTAGCAATAGCTAATGTCTCTTACCCCTTTCATTTAAGGAACCGACATGTCCGCAGAGAAGTTTTCAGAAATTTTCTCTGGTCTTGAGGAAGCCTACGGCACCTATGAGATCCAGAGACAGCAGGCTAACGGAAAGCAGGCAGGCCAAGCTAGTGTCCTGCGCTCACCACGTACCCAAGAGACGTGGGAAGGGCATCTTTCCGGAACAGGCCCTGCAATAGGAATCATTCCCATCAATGCAGACAATATGTGCAAGTGGGGGTGCATAGACATTGACCAGTATACTGGTTTTAATCACAAGGAACTGATAGACAAGATTGCAGAAATGAAACTGCCTTTGGTTGTCTGTCGTTCTAAATCAGGGGGAGCACACGTCTTCCTGTTTATTAAAGATTGGATAAGCGCAAAAACTCTACAAGACACGCTGTCATCTATCTCAGCGGCGCTGGGGTATAGCGGCTGTGAAATCTTCCCCAAGCAGATAAAGCTTCACTTAGAGCGCGGTGATGTAGGTAACTTTTTAAACCTGCCTTACTACAATCATGAAGAAAGCCTGCGCTACGCTTTCAACCCTGACGGTTCTGCCGCCAGCTTGGAAGAATTTATTAAAATTTATGAAGAGAACGTTCAAACCGTTGAGCAGGTAGAAGCCCTTACGGTTGAAAAGAGCGACAAAACACCAATCAAAGACGGGCCACCATGTTTACAGCATCTATGCTCACAAGGCTTTCCAGAAGGGACACGGAACAACGGCCTATTTAATATTGGTGTGTATCTTCGCAAAGCTTTCCCAGACACGTGGGAAAACGAGCTTATGCAATATAATATGGCACACTTTCAGCCGCCCCTGCCGCTCGCAGAGGTCAATGTATTAGTTAAACAGCTTAACCGTAAAGACTATGCTTACAAGTGCTCTGACGCACCTATCAATGACCATTGTGACAAAGAGAAATGTCTTACTCGCCGCTATGGCGTAGGTAATGTAGGGCAGGCGGCAACGATAGCTAATCTTCGTAAGTACAATTCCAAGCCACCTATCTGGTTTATGGATGTGAATGGTGAGCCACTAGAATTATCTACCGAAGGGCTACAAAGTCAGTCATTCTTCCAGAAAGCCTGCATAGAACAGCTTAATGCCATGCCGCCTACTGTTAGCAAGCCCGTGTGGGAAAACCGTGTTGCGGCGCTCCTGCGGGACATGACAGAGACAGAAGGTGGTGTGATGGAAGCTAGTGAAGATTCCTCTGTTGATGGTGCGTTTTATGATTATTTAGAAGACTTCTGCCGTAATATGCAGACAGCTTCAGACAAAGAAGAGATACTTCTCCGCCGTCCGTGGACTGATGAGGAGTCTGGTAAAACATTTTTCAGGTTGCGTGACTTTGAAAGCTACCTTAAACGCCAGAGGTTCTTTGAATTTAAAACGCACATGATATCTCAGCGCCTGCGGGACATAAATGGGGAATCCAGTACCCTACGTATCAAAGGTCGGGTCGTAAGGGTATGGAGCATACCTGCATTTGAAATACCTGACAGTGACTTGTCGGTGCCAGACTTTGGGCCTAATGACGAGGATATTCCTTTCTAATGTTTGTGATATACGGGCCTCCGGGTACAGGTAAGACAACCACCCTGCTTAACATGGTGGAGAAAGCGATTGATGAGGGCATCGCTCCGTCTAATATTGCCTTCCTTGCCTTTACCCGTAAGGCCGCAAGTGAAGCTAAAGAACGTGCCGCACGTAGATTTAATCTTGATTACGATCAAGATCTAAATTTCTTTAGGACGTTGCATAGTTTCTGCTTCAACTTGTCAGACATAAATAAAGAACAGTTACTAGGGTCGGAGCATCTGCATGAACTAAGTATGCAGATAGGGTTTAACCTTACGGCAAAAGCCTCTGATGAGGATGACGACATAGGCACAAATGCCCGTGACAATCCGCTCATGCAACTCATACAGTTATCCAGATTAAAGAAAGAACCCATAGAGGTTACTTATAAAGAGAGCGGTATTGACGAACCGCTGACCACGGTCAAATACGTAGATGAGGCATACCGTAAATACAAGAAAGCGCACAAGCTTTTTGATTACACAGACATTCTAGAATGGTTTTCAGAGAATGGCGGGCGGGTATGTCCGCAATTTTCGTTGGTATTTTTGGACGAGGCGCAAGATTTATCCCCTCTGCAATGGGAAATAGCACACATTTTAGATGATAATTCTAAACGCATGTATGCCGCAGGCGACGATGATCAAGCTATCTATAGATGGGCAGGCGCAGACGTAGAGCATTTCTTGAGTGTAGAAGAGGGGTCTGAAGTCCTACAACAATCCTACCGTGTTCCACGTGAAATACACAAGATAGCAAAGCGTGTCTCCTCTAGGATACAGACCCGCCGCCCTAAAGAATATAACCCCAAGCCAGAAGCAGGTAACGTACAGCATATATTCGAGCCCGATATGAATAAGTTCGCTGAAGATGATTGGTTAGTCATGGCTCAGTGTAACTACATGCTTAACGGCATTTGTGAAGAACTACGCCGCTTTGGTTATTATTTTGATAATCGTGGTAACCGTAGTATCAGCGACAAACTAGCATCCGCTCTGATGGCATGGAAAGCTCTGGTAGATGGAGCGCAGATTGACGCAGGCGCGGCTAAGAACCTGTACTACTACATGAGGTCAGGTACTCGTGTAAAACGTGGTTTTAAAAATTTATCTGGGTTACTGGCGGATGACCTACTTAGTTTAGATGTACTGCAAAGTAACTTTGGCCTGCTTGCCACTAAAGACATGTCGTGGGATGAGGCTATGGATAAAATTCCTGAAGAAGTGAAAAGCTATGTGTCTGCCATAATTCGTAGGGGAGAAGACTTGAACCACGAACCACGGATCAAGGTATCCACCATACACGGCACAAAGGGCGGCGAGGCTACAAACGTGGTTCTGTACACTGATATTTCTTACGCCTCAGACCAAGCGGTGTCTTCTAATACCCTTGAGGGGCAGAGAATGTTAGATGACCTGCACCGTCTGTTTTATGTGGCTGTCACACGTTCAAAGCAAAATCTGTATATTGTTTCACCTTTAGATGGACTTAGGAGTTATCAATTATGAGCGACATGGTTAATCATCCCAAACACTACACAACAGGTAAGGTTGAATGCTTAGATGCAATCGAATCCGCTCTTGGTGATGGGTATAAATATTATCTGCAAGGTGCAATTATAAAATACATGTGGCGGTATGAGCATAAAGGCAAAGCGTCAGAAGACCTAGCCAAAGCACAATTTTATCTACACAGGCTTCAAATCATAATGGGGGAATCAGATGCAACCTAGACAGCTTCAGCTTCTAGCTACAAATTTAAAAGCCGAATGGGTTCCGCCTACAGAGCTTCCAGATATCACGGACCGCTCAGAAATAGCGATTGACCTTGAAACCTGTGACCCTAACATAAAAACATTAGGGCCGGGCTGGCCTCGCAATGACGGCTTTGTGGTAGGCTACGCTGTCGCGGTGGATGGCTGGAAAGGTTATCTGCCTGTCGCACATGAAGGTGGCGGCAATTTGGACAAGCGTATTGTCCATAACTGGTTGAAAAAAGTTCTAGCCTGCCCCGCAGATAAAATCATGCACAACGCACAGTATGATCTTGGCTGGTTAAAGGCTGAAGGCTTTGAGGTAAATGGCAACATTGTAGATACGATGGTCGTCGCCGCATTGCTAGACGAGAATAGATTTAGCTTTAGTCTTAACGCCTGCGGGTATGATTATCTCAGCAAAACAAAGTCAGAGAAAGGTCTTGTCGAAGCGGCAAAGGAATTTGGCTTTGACCCTAAAGGTGAGATGTGGCGCCTGCCTGCACAGTTTGTAGGAGATTACGCTGAAGGTGATGCAGAACTTACACTTGAACTTTGGCGGTATTTTAAAGTTCAAGTAGCTAAAGAAGGTATTCAAACCGTCTTTGAGTTAGAGCGTGATTTACTGCCATGCCTTGTTGATATGACGCTACGGGGCATCCGTGTGGACACTGACGCAATGGAACAGGCCACGCAGTTTATGCTGAAGAAAAAGAAAGAAGCTCTCAACAACGTTAAAACGTTGTGCGGGTTTGATGTGGAAATCTGGGCGGCGGCCTCTATTGCCAAAGCGTTTGATCAGGTGGGGCTATCTTACCCAAAGACAGAAAAAGGCGCACCCTCGTTTACTAAAGCTTTTTTAAACACACATGAGCATGACCTAGCTAAACAGTTATTACTAGCTAGAGAATTTGATAAAAGTAAAAACACTTTTATGGATGGACTATCCAAGCACATTGGTAAAGACGGCAGGATACACGGTCATATAAATCAGATCCGCTCTGATGACGGCGGCACCGTGTCAGGTCGTATCTCTATGTCTAATCCCAACCTGCAACAGATCCCTGCACGTCACCCTGAGTTAGGGCCAATGATCCGTTCTGTGTTCTTGCCAGAAGAAGGTGAGAAGTGGGCGTCTATAGATTACTCGCAACAAGAACCACGAATCTTGGTTCACTTTGCCGCGCTGTACCAGAAGAATACCCGCATAGAAATGCCAAAGGTCGATGAGTTTGTGGATGGCTACACAAACAACCCAGACATGGATTTCCACACGATGGTTGCTGACATGGCAGATATCCCACGTAAGCAGGCGAAGGTGATTAATCTGGGCATGATGTACGGCATGGGTGTAAACAAACTGGCAGACCAGCTAGATTTGTCCACAGACGAAGCGAAGGAACTAACGTCACAATATAATGAGCGCGTTCCCTTCGTTAAAAAATTAATGCGGGTTGTGCAAGATAGAGTTCAGAACGGAAATTCTGAGGGTTCTATTCGTTCTCTTATGGGGCGTAAATGCCGATTCCCTCTTTTTGAACCAAAAACTTTTGGTATGCACAAAGCAATGCCATTAGAAGAAGCCAAAATACATTATGGCGCGAATGTGGCACTCCAGCGGGCGATGGCTTACAAAGCCCTTAACAGGCTCATACAGGCGTCTGCCGCAGACATGACTAAGAAGGCGATGGTAGATCTGTACAAAGAAGGTGTAACGCCCCTCTTACAGGTACATGATGAACTGGCATTCAGCGTCAAAAATGAAGACGAGGCAAAAAAGCTTGCAGAGATTATGTGTAATGGTATACCTTTAGAAGTACCAATGAAAACAGACGTTGAGATTGGCTCTTCTTGGGGCGATAGCATGTAAGTTTTTTCATTTCGGTTTCCTCCCTGACTGGCCCCGCTTCGGCGGGGCTTTTTTTCTTGCTTTTTCGGGTATAAAGTCCTATATTGTCTTAGAGATTGACAACATCTGGAGAAGAAAATGGACACCTCGAAATGGAAATCAGTTTTGGTTCCAGTAAATGTATATTTGGGTATCAAAAAAATAGCTGAGATGGAGAATAGAAGTATCTCTGGACAGCTTCGCGTTATGTTTGACGTATTTTGTAAGGCGGAAGGTTATGAGATAAAAGGGGCGGATTAATATCTAGACCCTGCTTCGCTTTCTCTATACACTCAACGAATCAATTTATAAAAGATGGAGAAACGAATGTTGGATCTACCCAACCGCAGACCTTGTGTGACTGAAGATATTGGAATGGGTATGTCAGTTACAGTAAGTTATCACCCGAAAACAGGGCAGGCCGTAGAGGTGTTTATGTCCGGCAGAGGCGATAAAGCATCTGATAACCCTATGACAGAGGCGTTGTACAACTTAGGTGTGCGGGCGTCGTTGTTAATGCAGGAGGAGTCGCCATATGCAATCGCGGAATCCTTACGCCAAGATAATCAAAAAGCCGCAGTTTAAAATTAGGATTGTAAAATCCAAAAAAGGCAAAGGCTCGTATAAAAGAAAAGACCGCACTCAGCGGTCTTTTTTATATTGTCTAACAATTGAAAGTTTGTATCCTAGAAAATTTAGGCAGTCTTCAAGGTCCGTGACACGTGGTTGGTAGCGCGTTCTCCACCCCCTCAATGTGTCCCTATGAAACCCCATCCGCTCGCTCATATCACACTCATGTATTTGCTGGCGGTGCATCTCTTCAAACATAAAACGAACTATTGGATTATTGTTTGTGATTCTTTTGTAAGTGAAATCACCCCTTCGTTTATTCCACTCTTTCATCAGTCATTTATCCAGTGCATTTCTGTTTTATTGCTAGAATGCCATTTGTCT